CGAGGGGACATTCACGGCCGCCCAGTACGCCGGCCGCATCGCCGGCGTTCTGGCAGGCACGCCTGCTTATTGCAGCGCCACCTATGCGGCTCTGCCGGAGGTGACCGGTGTGGATACGTTGGCAGATCCCGACAGTGCTGTGGACGCCGGCAAACTGTTTCTGATCGACGATGGCCGACAGGTGAAGCTGAGCCGTGCGGTAACGAGTAAGACCACTCTGGCCGAGGATGATCCTGACATGCTGAAGAAGATTAAGCTCGTGGCTGCGCTGGATCTGATCCGCTATTATGCCATCACCACCGTTGAGGACGAATATCTGGGCAAGTGCGCCAACACCTATGACAACAAGTGCATCCTGCTGGTGGCCTTCTCTGACTTCTTCGCCTCTCTGGAGGCGCAAAACGTCATCCAGGAGGGCAGCTCCGGCGCTGAGCTGGACGCCGATGCGATCCGCACTTATCTGCTGGGGATCGCAGAAGAGGCCGGAGACACCGAGGAAATTGCTCGCATCAAAGCTCTGACCGACGAAGCCCTCCGCAAGGAGGATACCGGCAGCCACGTATTCCTCTATCTGTACGGCCATGTGCTGGATGCGATGGAGGACTTCCATATCACGCTGGAAGCACAGTAAGGAGGGAGAACGATGTCTGATATTCTGAATGCTGCGGAAGTACGCAGCGGTACCTGGGGTGAGCTCTGGCTGGACGGCGAGCAGGTTGCCGAGTGCTACGGCTGCCAGATCAAGGTCAACAAGACCAAGGATGACGTGACACGCTGCCGCACGCTGGTGGCCGGCAAGAAGATGACCGCCGTGTCCATCACCGGCACCATTCGCATCTATAACGCAACCAGCCGTCTGATCAAGCTGGAAGCGGAGGCCCTGAAGCAGGGCAAGGATCTGCGCCACACCATCATCAGCAACCTGGATGATCCTGACAATGCCGATAACCAGCGCATTGCCGTCAAGGGTGTTTCCTTCGATGACCTGACGCTGGCTGACTGGCAGGCCGCCCAGCTGGGCCAGATCGAAGCACCCTTCACCGCCGAGGATTATACCGTGATGGATTCCTGAAAAAGCGGCCTCGTCCTCAGAGATGAGGGCGGGGCCGTTCTCAATTATGGAGGTTACACTATGGCAA